CCGGGGGCGGTGTCGTCTGCGGGGGGGGCTGCGGGGTCTGGCCGTTCGGGTTGCCGTAGGTGCCGCCGCCCTGATAGCCGTTGCGGCCGCCCTGTTTCGTGACCTGCGCGGTCGCGTACCGCAGGCTGGGGCCGATCTCGTCCACGGTCATTTCGACCACGGTGCGGTTGGTGCCGTCCTGCGCCTGATACGAGCGTTGGGAGAGGCGGCCCTGGGCGATCACGCGCATGCCCTTCGAGCATGATTGGCTGATGTGCCGGGCGAGGTCGTTCCACGCCGAGCAGCGCAGGAACAACGCCGTGCCGTCCTCGTACTGCTGCGTCTGGCGGTTGTAGGTGCGGGGCGTGCTGGCGATCGTGAACGACGCGACCGGATTGCCGTTGGACAGGGTGCGCAGTTCGGGGTCGGCGGTGAGGTTGCCGATGATCGTGATGACGGTTTCGTCGGCCACTAGTCCTCGTCCTCCATGTCCTCGATCCAGTCGCCGACGAACGTGGCGAGGGCGTGCGCGTCCTCGGCTGCGCGGCGCGCGATGCCCCATGCCACGTCTTCGCGGCGGTTGTGGCAGTGCAGGGCGAGGTCGGAGAGCGCCGCATAGGCCATGTCGGCCACGTCGCGCATGTGCTCCAGCTCGGCCAGGGTCTCGTCGTCTTCCTCGTCTTCCTCGTCTTCCTCGGCGATGACGCGGCCTATCGGCTGAGCGTTCTTGAACGCCTCTTCGAGGAACTTGGGCA